TTTTTTACCGTAATTACCTTTGATAATAGGAAAATTAAAGAATGGCAGATTTAACATTTAGAAGTCCTGGCGTAAATGTAAAAGAAATTGATATAAGTGCTGGTACTGCTATACTACCAGCTGGATTGCCCGCAGTTGTTATTTCAACAACGCAAACTGGACCAGCATTCGTTCCAGTTTTGGTTCCAACATTAAAAGATTGGAGAACTGTTTTCGGTGTTCCCGTAACTTATATTAATTTCGGTGCACTTGCTGCTACAGAATGGTTTAGAACACAACAAGCTTTAACCCAAATTAGAATATTAGGTGTTGGAGATGGAACACAACGTACTGATAGCGGTAATAATCGCGGTAAAGTAACTAGTGCTGGATTTGTTGTAGGTGATCGACAACCACAGTCTAGTCTTTCTGGTGCACTAGGAAATAATGCATACGCAAATGCAGTGTCTGCTGCACCTAACGCAACAGGTTTAGCAGGAAGAACTTATTTCTTGGGATGTTACATGTCCCAAAGTAACGGTTCTACTTTCTTAGCTGATGCAGGATTAAGTGGCTATGGGCAACCAATTTTAAGAGGAGTTATTATGGCCGCTTCTGGTGTTATTCCAACACTTTCATCAGCAAGAGGTCCAGATTCATCTATTCCAAACGCTTCAACTTCTGCTGATTATTCTGCAGGAACCGTGAAAGGTTATATAACAGGAACCATCTATTTATCTGGCGGTTCACAAGAATTCGTTGTTTTATTAAATGGACACAAAGGAACAAGTTCGTCATATCCAAGAGCTTTAACAGCATCATTTGATCCAACTGCTCCAAATTATTTGGGAACTGTTTTAAACAAAGACCCTCTTAAATTAGAAGAAGCTGGATATGTTTTATATTCTTACTATGATGTTCACAGTTCACTTGCTGTGCCAACTGGTTCTGGAATAATTCCAGTGATAAGTGGCGGGACACGAGAAAATATTGCATTTTTAGTAACTGGTGCCTCTTCTGTAAACAGTGGTTCTTCGACTGCTCCAAATTATGAATCTTTTGAAGACAGATACCGCGCGGCCCACACACCGTGGTTTATTTCACAACGTCAAGGTGGACTATATCAAAACTTATTCAGATTCCATCTTATCAGCGACGGTGAAACAAACCCAGTTAAGATTAGTATTGAAAATATTTCACCATCAACAAGTGATGTAAATCCATACGGAACCTTCGATGTTTTAGTTAGATCATTTAGCGATACAGACAGCAATAAAGTTGTTTTAGAAGCATTTAGAGGACTAACACTAAATCCTAAATCAAGCAAATATATTGCCAAACAAATTGGCGACAAACATGTTTATTACAACTTCGATATTGCTGAAGAACAACAAGGTTTAACCGAAAACGGAAACTATGATTCACGTTCTAGATACATTAGAGTTGAAATGAACGAATTGGTTGATAATCAAGAAATTGATTCAAGTTTGCTTCCAATGGGCTTCCGTGGTCCACAACACCTTGTAACTTCTGGAAGTGCTCCAATGCCTGCGTATTCAGACACTGGATATCTTCTTTCTCAAAATCCATTTAATAAAATGGTTGAACCTCCTGTTCCTTTCAGAACATCAATCTCAAAAGGAACGGGAACAACAAAAACTGCTGATCGTAGTTTGTATTGGGGTGTTCAATTTGAGAATGTTGTTTCTGTTAGCGAGCCAAACAGCTCTAAAATTCCAAACAGAAGCTTAACCTCAAGAACCAAATATTTCCCAATCTTCCAAATTGATTGGATGAATTTTGCGGTTGACAACAACGAAGGCGTTGCAGATACAGCGGCAAATGGAATATTGGACGCCGACCGATTTAACAATAACTTGTTCTCATTAGAAAAAATTAGAATTTATTATAATTCAACAACTAATTTACCAAACACAAGCAGAATTAAAGATTGGGCTTATGTTAGAGCAGGAAATATTTCAACTGATACATCTGCTTTAACAAGAGCATTACAAGTTTCGGACTTAATAGAACCAACAACAAGAACTGTTGCTAAATTTACATGTTATTTCTACGGTGGATTTGACGGTGTAAGAATATTTGATTTAGACACAAAATATCTTACAAATAAAGCGATTATTGAAGAAATGGTTTCTTCAAATAGAGGTTTTTCAGATGGTCCAACTGTAAAAGCTTATAGAAAATCTTTAGATTTAGTTGCCGATTCTACAGAAGTTGATGGTAGACTGTTTGTAATGCCTGGTATTCGCCATGAAATTATTACCGATGCAGCTATTGACGTGGCAACAAGATCTAGAAATGATATTTTCTATATATTTGATCTTGAAGAAAAAGATACTAACGGAAACACCATAACAAGTGACACACAAGATGTATCTATATCTCAAACAATTATAAACTTTAGAAATCGCGGACTCGATTCAAGTTATGCTGCGACATATTTCCCTGATGTTATCATACAAGATTCTTACAATAAAGTATCTGTAAGAGTTCCACCATCTGTTGCTGTACTTGGAGCATATGGGTTAAATGACCTTGTAGGCTATTCTTGGTTTGCCCCAGCAGGTTTCACTCGCGGTGCATTAAACACTGTTGATAGAACTGCACTAAGTCTTAAACAAGAAAATCTCGACGACCTTTATCCAGAAAAAATAAATCCAATAACAGCATTCCCAGGTGAAGGTGTGAAAGTTTGGGGTCAAAAAACAGTTAATGCCAGTGTATCTTCACTTGAAAGAATTAATGTTCGTAGAATGATGCTTACGCTTCGCAGAAGAATACGTTTAATTTCAAAATCTGCCCTTTTTGAACAATACACAGATACACTCTTACAAGAGTTCTCTAAACTTATAGAACCAGTATTGAAAGAGATACAAGATCTTGGTGGTTTAGAAAACTACAGAGTTTACATTAATAACTTAACAACAACTCAACTTGATAAAGATAATAGGGTCATTAGAGGTAAAATTATTGTCCAGCCAACTGAATCTATTGAATTTATTGAATCAACATTTGAATTAACAAGAGGAAGTGTTAGTTTTACCGATTAATAACAACTTATCTTTATTTTTTAAATAAATTCCTATTTCTAAAATATTTATTCCTAGAAATAGGAATTTTTATTTATTATGGCAGAAACACTTCCAGTCGGTAAAATGTTACCAGTTAAATTTGAACCAGTAATGAAGAATCGTGCGATTCTTGAAATTGAAGGTTTAGATTACTTCTTTGTTAAAAGTTTTTCAGCACCTGAAGTTCAAGTTGAAAAAGCTGATATTCATTGGTTGAATGTTCAACGCAAAGTTGCAACAAAAATGACCTTTCAACCAATGAATGTTACCGTCCACCAAGCAATTGCACCAAATGCAGGTCAACAAATTCAAGAATGGCTCAGACTCTCAACGGAATACATTTCTGGAAGATCTGGCTATATGGATTTTTATAAACGAGATATAACAATTAAAGTTCTTGATCCTGTCGGAAATGTTATTAACCGTTGGGAAATTCGTGGTGCGTTTTTAACTTCAGCAAATTTCGGGGAATTTTCTCACGAATCCGCAGAGCTTCAAGAAATCCAACTTACAATTGAGTATGACGTGGCTTATATGACTTTTTGATATCTCTAATGATTTCAACCACTTAGACAAGATTCTTAAAAAATCTCTTCATTAAAAAAACCTTGTAATCACACCTTGACTTTTTTGGTAATGTGATTATAAGGTTTTTGATTATGAAAAAGAATAAAATCGAAAAAGAAAATCTCAGCTTAGAACTTTCAGAGAAAGAAAAAAAGAAGAATAAAACCTATAAGTGTCCTGAGTGCGAAGTTTGTTTTAACTTAGATTCTTTGCGAATTCATTATTCGAAACAACACAAAAAGCCTTCAAGCGAATTATGTGCTAAATTATTTTATGGTGGAATTGAACCAACCTGTAAGTGTGGTTGTGGCGGCAAAGTTTATTATTTTGGGCTAACGATAGGATTTGGTTCTTATGTTAAGGGACATCATGTTAGAGAATATGATAAAAATCCGTGGAATAAAGAAAAAGGAGTCGAAGCTAAAAGAAAATCTAATGAAACTAAAATGAAACTTTATAAAGAAGGTAAGTTTAAATTTTTCAATGGAAAAGAACCTTGGAATAAAGGTAAGTCTAAAGCAGAAGATCCTGCTTATGCCGCCAGAATTAAGTTTACAGATACAGAAAAATTTAAAGAAAGAGCTAGGGAAATTGGAAAAAGAAATTGGCAAGAAAATAAAATTCCAATTTTAAAGGGCGAAAAATCTCGGGCTTGGAAGGGCGGAGTGAGTTCTCTTAGTAAAATTTGCAGGGCCTCAAATCTTTTATATAAAGAATGGATTTATCCTAAACTTAAAGAAAGTAATTTTTCTTGCCTTGAATGTGGTATTGCCGACAGTAATCTAGAAGTACACCACGACAAAGAAAAATTTTCAACAATTTTAAGAAAAATTGCGAAAGAGGAAGGTTGGCTTGAAAAACATTTTCTACATATAAAATTGGAAAATCCAGATAAAGAAACGCTTGATTTAAAAGAAAAAATAGCTAACAAAGTTGCGGAATACCATATTCAAAACAACGTAAGTGAAATTCCCTTGTGTCAAAAATGTCATGAAAAACAGCATAAAAGTTACAATATTAAAAAGAAAAAAACCCTATAATCACATTATAACCACACCTTGACTTTTTGAGAACTTATTCATATAATGGTTTTCTATGCAAACAGAAAAACAAGAGAAATGTTCTTCCCCGTTTTTTAAAACATGGTATTGGTCGAGAATACCTGGTAAATTTATAGATAAAGAAACTGGGATGGAACCCGAAAGAAAAGTTCTAACATCAGGACCAATGTATACTGGGACAGTAAGAGAATGGGCGGAATTTCTTGGTCAGATGGTATCTGACGCTTCAAACTATATTCAAGTTGAAAATGGAGTAAATCCATATACTGTTATAGCATTTAATCGACAAACAAAAACAACAAGTTATGTTGAGTGTTATAGTCCAATAAAACAAACAACAACTGGTTTAAATGGAAAAACAATACTAGAAAGATGTATTAAATACCATTTCGTAAATGAATTTAGCGGAACACTAAACGAAAAAACAGAAGTTAAATTTGATCCAATGTATCCAGAAGATGTTTTGGTTGTTGGAGAGTTTGGAAAAAATCCAATCTTAATTAAGATTATTGACTAACTCATAATATAAGTTTAACTATCAAGTATGGATAAAGTAAAACCTATAGGTATAAAAGATGAACATGGTTCATATTGTCAATATTGGCCTGTGAAACCTGGAACGATAGTTAATACACTAACAGGGCAAGTTATAGCAGATAATATTCCATCTATGTTGCCGCACGGGCAACTAACAATAGTTGCCCCAACAACTAAAAAAAAAGAAAAATTAAAAACATGGAACCAAACACTTTTAACAGTAGTTTTTGTGGAAATAAAAGAATGGTTTGAAAGTCAAAATTTAGATAGCTATAATACTATTCTAGTTGGTACTTCTGGTTGGAAATTATTTAAAGATTTAGGATTATGTAATTTTAAGTTAAAAAATGATTTTAAAGGTAAAATAACATCTTCAAATTATTCAACAGATCCCAAAACAGGAGAACCTATTAAAATTGAAACAATCTATGAAATAAAATATGAACCATATTTTAATATAGACTCTATTTTAATTGGAAACAGAGAACTTGGTCCTACTGCTATGATTAAACTTTTATATACAGAGGAATTGTTTGCAGATGGTTAAGTTTAAAAATTTAATCAAAGACAATGTTGGTTTCTATAGTATAGAATATGACAATTATTTGGCTTTTGCCCATGCTTTAGAAAAAAGTAAACAACTATTCGAACATAATAAAGAAAGTATTGTATTGGAAACAAAATTACATGAAGAAATTATTAAAACTTATAAAACCAAAGATAATATAATTTATAATTTTCTGCAATTTTCTTCTATAGATTCGTCTAGTTCTTTCAAAGTAAGAGCAATTCCATTTAATGTCAAAAGTTTAACTTCAAGTGCTATAGAAACATATATGAGTTATATCGATATTTGGCTTCATATTGATACCGTAAACAAAACAACATCATATAAATTTTTTCAATATCCATATAAAAAAGAAGATTTTCTTTACATAGAAGATGAAATTGCACTTAGTATGGATAAAATTATAGGAATTGAGTTTTAATTTAGTCAAAATTTCTTGGTAAAACCATAGTCTAGAATAACAAAGTCGCCATTTCGTCGGCGGCCCCAATTTCGCAAATACAAGTCTCCTGGGTTAATATCACATCTACGAATGACTGACAAAAGTTGTTTTAACCAAGGAGATTTCTTTCCAGAAGATTCTCTTTTTTGGACAGTTAAAAATCCTAAAAATGCTTCAATAAACATTTCTCCTTCTAGTTCGTAGTTTATAATTTTCTCTTCTTCTCCGCCATAAGATTCAATCCACGTTTCTGTATTAAGAAAGTCGGAACCTTCTAATTCTCCTTTAAGATATTCCACAAAAGATAATGTGTCTCTAGCTGGATTTAACCCTCTTACCTTCTCAGAAATTACCCATGTATAACCTACGGCATCATATGCATATATTTTTGTTAAAAACTTATCTCCACCACAAGTTTTAATTTCAACTTCTTTTTTTATCTCATGAGTTTCATCTTCAGAAACTTTTAATACGTAGTCTTCGTTTAGCTGATAAACAACTTTAAACGATCCTGCCCCAATTTCTTTGCCAGCGAACAATTCTTTAATTTCATCAACCGAACTATTATTTAAAACAAAAACAAGTTCTTTCATAGTTTTTGGCATTTTAGATATTGCCATTTCAAAAATAATTGGTTTAATTTCCATCTTCAAATCCTTCAAAACCATAGTCTAATATAACTAAATCTTTTCCGTTTCTTGTCCCCCAATTTTGATAGTAAAGATCATTTGGGTCAAGATTACAGCCATCGATTAATCTTAAAAGTTCTTTTAACCAATCATTGAGTACGACCATTTCTAAATTTAGTGAGCGCAGCCACCTTACAAACTCTCGGCCTACACTGCTGTGATTATCTCTTGAACTGTTTAATAAAATCTCTGAGAGTCCTGTTCCTTTTAAAGAAGCCAATAGAAGAGTTTCAAATTCTTTTTCTGATATAGTAGACACTTGTTCGAAAACTGCCCAACTATGGCTTACAGAGTCATAGCCATAAATTTTAGTTAAAAGATTAGATTGAAAACAATTAAAAATTTCGATTTCTCTTTTAAGCTCTTCAGAATCTTCTTTTGTTAGTTTCATCAAATATTTTCCTGGCGTAAAAGTCATGTACAGACTTTTATTTTCTCCGCCTCCTATTTTATTTAAAACATATTTTCTTTTTATTTCTTGAAAAGAAAGAGTTTTAAGATTTTCAATTTCTGAATTAATATCCTTAAACTTTGTTATGTTTTCAAATATGAATTTAAAAAGTTTCATTCTATTCCATGTTCTCTTAAGTAAATTTT